TAACTTAATATTAGGAAGAAAGAATAGTAAAAATCCAATTTATTTTAAAAAAATATCACAACTACTTTTTGAAGAAGGCTTATTGGAAATTATTAACTTAAATATGTATAATAATACATATCATCTTGATAAAAGTATTCAATGTTCAAGTTATAAAAGAAGATCATCAGAAGATTTATATAAGATATGTAAAGCTTATTATCCTGATCTTACTTATTATACTCTTTTAAAGACTTTACATATATTAGTTAATAATAAGAAAATAAGAATGTTATTCTGTCCGGGCATTAATAAATATGTATACTATAGATTTCGTGGTGATAGTAATACCTATGCAGCACAATGTATATCTTTTATGTTTGCTCCAAAAGATAGAAAAAATGAATTGGGTATAGTTGTAAAAACTTTATTTTAAATAATTAATATTTTTAAAGAACCTTGCTTTTTACGGCTGAATAAGGTTTATATTGTAATGCATCAAAAGCGCACGAGAAAAAATAATTATTTATTATGTAAAAACTTTTTAAGTTAGTAAATAATATTAGAAATATTAGTTAAATAAAATAATAATCGTAAGGGTAGTTATTTATTTAACTACTCTTACTTTTAAAACTTATTGATTATGGTATTCATTCATTATGGTTCCAAACAATATAATCCTGAACTATTTAAACCTATAGTTAATAGGATTATGCGAAATAAACCTAAGGGAGGTTTATGGGTATCACCACTTAATTCACAAATTAGCTGGAAAGATTGGTGTTTAAAAGAAGAATTTCCTTGTAATATTGAATATTATTTTAAATTAAAATTTTATAAATCTGCTAAAATTTATAAAATAGATTTTAATGAAGATTTATTAAAATTACCTCATATATATTATAAAGAAACTGATTGTTATTATCCTGATTTTGAAGAGATAATGAAATCATTTGATGCTATTTGGTTAACAGAAAAAGGTGTAGGTAAAACTAGTTCTATTCTAAATAGTTATAATTTATATGGTTGGGATTGTGAAAGTGTGTTAATTATGAATAAAAATAGTTTTTATACGATATGAAAAAAATTAAACCAGGAAGAATAGATAAAAAACCTGATCAACCAGGTATAAATGAACAAAAAATAGAAGTGCCTTTTGATAATAGTTATAGTAAGTTATCTGATTTTATAGCGGATTTTCAAAATCCATATCAATATAAATGGATTGATCCTCCTAGTACTACAACAAATATAATAGATTCAGAAGGAACTATACATAGAGTTAAACCTACATCAGCAGCAGAAGAAGCTAGAAGAGCAAAAGAAAAGTATCTTAATGAATATTTAAATGATGTTCATTCAATAAAAGCTCCAAAATTTGCTAAACCTGTAGATCCTGAATTACAACAGAAGAAAAAGGTGTATGTTCCTAAGTTAGATGAAGACGACACTATGTTAGGAGATTTAAGTTTAGAAACTCAATCTAAAAGAAATAAACACGATTTTATATTAAGAAATTCTGATAATGGTTGGGAAGTAGAAGAGGAAGATAGAGATAATAGAGATTTAAATGAAAATTATCGTAATGGTATGAAAAATATAATTAAAGAAGCTGTTCATGAGAATTCAATGCTTCCTCTTATAAAATGGTTATATATATCTGCTAATCATCATATTGAAGAATTTTCTGATCCTCGTAAAGTTCAATTGAAAATAATGAAACTTGGATCAATAGAGGCTTTTGTTGCAGAAAAAGTAGATACTATATACTATGATATACATCCTTATATTGAAGATGGACAAAATGAAGGTACTATTATAGTTAATTTAATTTCTAACATAATTCAGTTATATATTAGTACTGTAGATCCTAAAATAATCAGAACTGATTTTATATTATTAGATAGTTTAGAAGTCGTTCAGGAAATGTTTACTGTCATAAATAGTAAACATATAAATGTAGATTGGACTTTAAAAAATATTATTCAGAATAGTAATTTTAGTTTAATGCGAAGACATAAAGAATGTATTGCTTTGATGTACAGTCCTTTATTTAATTATTTATTTGTATTTTCTGAAAAATATTTTCTAGGTAATTCTAATCACGCAGGATTTAATTCTTTTTTAGTTAATACAGGAAATTTACCTATTAAAATAACTGATCATATAGAAAAATCTGATCAGAAAGTTAATATTAATGGTAAAGACTACTCTTTAAAAGCTATTGAAAGTATTACTGAATGCAAATTAAGTGAGTTTTTACAAAATATAGAAATTGAATCTTTTTTAGAAGAAAATAATATTACTGCTGAAGTTGTTGATCATTCTAATCTTTTTTAAAAATTATGGTGGCACTATTCGTCACTTTGGACATATTAGAAATCAGTAAACTTAAATTAAACTTTAATGAGTATCTAACACTCGTTAAATTCCAACATGACTTAGATGGTAAATCCTTTCCTTTTGTACCAGATGATCGTTTTTTTGATAGGCTCTTAAATGATGAGTTTATTATTAAAAAGGAAGATGGTACAGGATTTACTCTAGGTCCTGCTGGATTAAAGGTGTTTAATCCTGAAAATGATCTATTCGAGGAATTCTACAAAACATTCCCACATAAGGTTCCAACAAATACTGGTTTTAGACCGGTATCTACTAATGACCCTGATGGAATGTCTGCTAGAGTTACTCATGTTATTTGGAATAAGGTTACAAAAGGCAAACCTTACCTACAAGAGAAAATTATTAATAATTTAAAAAAAGAGCTTACACACCGTCAAGCAGAAGGTTCTTTAGGTTTTTTACAAAACATTGACACTTGGTTGCGTCAAGCGACTTGGGAGAAATGGGATGATATTCCCGATAAAAGAAGTTCAACAAAATATACAAGATTATAGGAGAAAATTTGGAATACATACATATTTATGGTATCTTTGTGAAGTTGATTAGTGAGAAAATATGTTGTATAATAATGTATTAGGAGAATTAGAGAATAACAAACACAGAAGAAAATCAGGAGATGCTATTGCTATACCTTGGTCATTACCAAGATTATCAACAGTTCTACCTGGAATTGAACAAGGTAGATATAATTTAATATCTGCTAGCCCAAAAGCAGGAAAATCCCAGATGACTGATTTCCTGTATGTCTACCAACCTTTAGAATGGATTTTAAAAAATCCTAATTCTGATATAACTGTAAAGATATTTTATTTTTCATTAGAAGTATCTAAAGAAACTAAAATTAAAGCTGCTATGTGTTATAAACTATATGCAGATCATGGTATTGTAATAAGTCCTCAAAAACTTAGTTCAATATTTGAAAGTTATATTTTAGATGATAAGGTTGAAGAAATCATTAAAAGAGAGTCTTTTCAAAATTGGTTTAGAAAATTAGAAGAGACTGTAACTTTTTTTGATACTATAAGAAGTCCTAATAGTATTTTTCACTTAGTGAAATCCTATGCTGAACATCCTAATAATGGTAAATATACTTATAAAGAAATTCCTTGGCAAAATGAAGACGGTACATATAGTCAAAGAACAGTAAGAGATAAGTATATTCCTGTAAGACCTAACGAATATGTTATTGTAATAGTAGATCATATTGGATTATTACAGACAGGTCAGGGAGAGACTTTACATCAAGCTATAGGAAAATATAGTAGTGAATATTGTTTAGAAATGCGTGACAGATGGAATTACATACCAATAGTAGTTCAACAACAATCAGCAGATTCATCTAGAGCGCAATTTAATTACAGAGGAGACACAATTATTGATAAAATAAAACCTGACTCTGAAGGATTAGCAGACAATAAATATACTAGTAGAGATTGTGATTTAATGGTTAGTTTATTTTATCCAAAAAAATATAATATTGATAAATATGAGGGTATTGATTTGGATAGAATAGGAGATAGTCATAGGGAATTTATGATTAACTTAAATAGAAATGGAATTTCAAATGCAGGAATACAGTTGTTTTTCCTGGGATCAAGTTCACATTTTTCTGAATTCCCCAGAACAATGACAGAATTTGATTACAATAATTATGAACATATAATAAGAAGTCAAATTTAAAAATGAGTTCGCTTATCGGAATTGTAGGGAGCGCTGGTACAGGAAAAAGCACATCATTATTTCCTACTACTAGTCTGGGAATTAAGGGCTTGGACCCTAAAGAAACATTTGTGATTAATGTATCTGGTAAACCTTTTCCTTTTAAAGGTTGGAGAAATGAATATCTTCTCTTTGAAGGGACTAAAGGCAATTATTTAAATACAGAAGATCCAAATAAGATTACTAAAGCAATGATATATATACATGAGAATCGTCCTGAGATAACTAATATTGTCTTAGATGATTTTAATTATATGTTATCATTTGAATTTACAGAAAAGGCTATGATAAAAGGCTTTGACAAATTTAATGAAATAGCCATGCACACAATGCAAGTTTTAAATACTGGTCGAAGATTAAGGGACAACATTAAAACTTTTGTGATAGCACATTCTGAAGATGTGGAGATAGGTTTTGAAACTATTAAGAAAATTCGTACAATTGGACGTTTTCTTGATGAGAAAATAGACCTGCAAGGGTTGTTTACAGTACTTCTCTATACTAAAACAACTTGGAATGATACAGATAAACGAATGCTGTATCAATTTGTAACAAATAGAGATAATATATATCCAGCTAAAAGTCCTTATGGAATGTTTAAAGACCTGTATATTCCAAATGATTTAGGATTTGTAGCAGAATGTATAGATATATATGAAACAGGTAAGTAATATTAATTAAAAACAGATAAAAATTATGTCAGTAAATTTGAACAACAGTGAAGAGTATGTTAAAGAATTAAAAATCTTTAATGATGGATTATCAGGTGTGGTTGAGAATGTTCGAGTTAGAATTGAAAAGAAATCTAGTACAGATCCAGGAGATAAAAATCCTAATTATAAGGTAATTGCTGCGGATGGTAAAGGAGAAGTAAATGAAGGGTTCTATTATTGTGAACCTGATTCAGATGCTTTTAATAAATATCAGGCACAACGACTTATTAATTTAGCGAAAGGAGTTCTTGGAGATAATGTACAATTTCCAGTTTTTAATACGCCTACGGAAGCATTAGATGGTGTTATGCGAATGGTAGCACCAGAATTAAATAAATTTTTTAGAGTAGCAGTTTGTTATGGTACTAAGAAGAAAAAATCACAATATTTAGGATTTAAATCTTTTGGTAGTTTTATACAACTAGTAACAGTACCTAATACATTATCTCTTGGTAGTGCTGATTCTACAACAAGAGGAGAGCCTAAAGAAGCTACTCCAGCAGAAGCTTTGATACCAAAGACTGTAGGAGGTAATCCTGCATCTCTGGATTGGATGAATGGTTAGTTTTAGTTTGGTTAGTTTAGGTTTGGGAGTCTTGTGAAAACAGGCTCCCTTTTTACACGCCACTGTGTCGTAATTGGTAGCCGAGAGGGACTTAAAATCCCTTGATCTTTATGGTCGTGTAGGTTCAAGTCCTATCAGTGGTACAAATTTTAAAAAAATATTATCATGATAACAATTAAAGAAATAAGTAAGGAATATCCAAAAACAAGTGCAATCTGTATAGATGATTATCCTGTATTTTATGTTAACCATAGTCCAACTGCTAATTGTCAAATTTTTTCACTAGGTAATACTTACCAAATAATAGCACATAAAAAATCAATAGCAAAAATTCTTTCTACTATTTATAATTTTGTAGGAAAACCACAATTTTTTATAGATATAGAAAAAATTGTTAAAAAAGAAATTATTGAAATATTAGAACCGTATACAATACGTATTATTGAAACGCCTTATATTAATACTACTGGTACAAAAATGGTATTATGTATTATACAATTAAATATAGATAAATTATGAGAAGATTTGCTTTAGGTGACCCGCATGGAGCTTATAAAGCTTTAAGACAAGTTTTTCAAGAATCAAGATTTGATTATGATGAAGATGAACTTATAGTACTTGGAGATACAGCTGATGGTTGGCCAGAAGTTCCAGAATGTTTTCATGAATTATTGAAAATTAAAAAACTTATATATGTACTTGGTAATCATGATGAGTGGTTATTAGATTGGTTTAAAACTGGAGCTACACCTGTTAGTTGGACTAGTCAAGGCGGACAAGCTACTATAAATGCTTATAATAGGCATACAGAATTAGATAAAATTGACTGGAAAAAACATAGAGATTTGTTAATTAATGCAAAATATTATCATGTAACACCTGATAATAAATGCTTTGTTCATGGAGGATTTGAATGGAAACTTCCTATCAAAGATCAAGATAAAGATACTCTTCTTTGGGATAGAAGACTATTTCAAATAGCTTGCATGTGGGATCAATGGAAAAGTAAAGGAGTTATTGCAAAAGAATTTGATGAAGTTTTTGTAGGACATACAACTACATCTTGGTCGCATCCTAATTTAAAACCAGTACATGTAAGTAATGTCTGGAATTTAGATCAGGGGGCTGGTTGGGAAGGAATACTGACTCTTATGGATATAGATTCTAAGGAGTATTGGCAAAGTGATATAGTTAAAACATTATACCCATATGATAAAAGACGATAAAATAATTAAAAAATAATAATATGAAAATAGGAATAGAATTTGAATTTTTTGTATCTAAAGATAACAAAATTATACCAGCTTATAAAGCTACTAATAATTTAGATGGTAATCCTTTTCTAGGAGAACTTCGTACAAATCCTGAAAATAATATTTTAGATGCCGTTTTTGCTTTAAAAAAATTAATTTTTACTGAACAACTTATATTAAGTAAAAAAGGGTTTAAAATGGAAATCATTCCATATCATAAATTTAATGACATAGAATTAATTGAGTTTAGAAAAGATAAAGATAATTTATCTAAAAAAGAAATAGAAGTATTAGAAGAATTCTCTATTTATCCTAAAGGAAAATTAGGTAAATTATTAAAACGTGGAGAAGTAAAAGCATCTTTACAATTAAATTTTACTGAACATAAGAAGTTTGATTATCCTATTTATAAAAAAATTACAGTAGAAGATAAATATAGATATGAAGCAGAACAAATTCAAAAAGAGTATACTTGTTTATTTAATTATTTATCTGTTATTCAAAAAATAGATATGTTTTTTAAAAAATCAATATCAGATACTAAAAGAGTTAAGGGTGTATATAGTATAAAACCTGGTATATTTGGAGATAGAATAGAATATAGAAGTCTTCCAAATAATATAAATATAGATTGTTTAATAATGATCTTACAATGAAAAAAATCAGAATTAATAATAATATACTTTTTATTTTATTAATAATTTATCTATTAATACATTTATTTATATTTATATGAATATTTTCATACAAATAATAACCTGTATACTAAGTTGTACAGGTTATTATTTTATTCATAAAAATCCTAGATATTCTTATATAGTTTTTATAATACTAAATATTATATTGTTTATTACTACTGAACAATATGTAATGTTATTAAATATTGGATTTGGAAGTTATTTTTTAATAAAAATTATATATGGTAAATCTAAATGAATCAAAATATAATACTGAGTTTATTACTAAAGATCAATTATTAAATAGGTTCTCAGAACAGGAGATTTTTAAGTATTATATAGGAGACTTTGAATTAGGACAAACATATAATAGTCCATTAAGAAGAGGAGATGAAATTCCAAGTTTTAATATATTTTATTCAAAGCGTAATAATTGTTTGTTGTTTAAAGATTTTGCTGGTAGAAGAGGAGATTGTATAATTTTTGTAATGAATTTATTAGGCATGTCTTCTTATCATGAGACTATCCAAAAAATATATGGAGATTTAATACAATCATCTACATCAACATCTAAACTATCTAAAACTATAGATTTAAAAGCTAAAGAAGTTTGTAAATTGGATATTGTAGCTAGACCTTGGGAACAACGAGATATAATATATTGGCAAGAATTTGGTATATCACTAAATACTTTAAATTTATATAATGTAAAGCCCATATCAGGGTATTTTCATAACTCTTTCTATGTTGATACTCCTGGAATAGCATATGCATATATTGAATATAAAGACAATAATTTAACTTTTAAGATATATCGTCCTTTTGCTAATAAACGTAAGAAATGGCGTAATAATCATCCTTATGGAGTACATTCAGGTTATACTCAATTACCTAAAAGAGGCAAACTACTTATCATTACAAAATCATTAAAAGATGTAATGGCTTTATATGAAAATATGAGAATTCCTTCTATAGCTATACAATCAGAAACTTGTTTTATTAAAGATTCTGTTGTAGATGAATATAAAATAAGATTTAGTAAAATTATTACATTATTTGATAATGATACTCAAGGAATGGAACAAGCTAATTCTTATTTTAATATGTATAATATTCCTAGTAGATTTATACCTATAGAATTTGAATGCAAAGATTTTACAGATTTAATTAAAAAAATTGGAGTATTAAAAGCTGTAGAAGAAATTAACAATCTTTTAAATAATTAACCGATGAAAAACAAACCAACCGTCGACAATTTGGCGACAGATGAGCCCACCTCCCCGCCACTAAGCAGGGAGAAGGTGATGTGCCCAGCCGAAGATTGTGGAACAATTATGGAACGTTGTTCTATTAATTATATGTGCCCTTATTGTCATTCAATGTTAAATGGAGAATCATTACCAGATGATCTTTGCACCTCCGACCATTCCGTTGACGTCAACAATATGGTTGCCGGGCAGAGTATAACTCCTGAAATGGAATCCTGTGTGCAATCTTTTATCAGGTCTCATCACCTGACAAGGGAATGGGATAAATTTAGGGATGAATGGTTTATGACTGATGCCGGGCAGAGAGAGGAAACAAAGGAATTAGAGAAACAATTATCTGACTTTCTCGGTAATAAGAGTAGAGCTAATTATGATGCTTTACTTCTTGATAGTCCAAAGTCTGAACCACTGATTAAAGACATACCCGCCGAGTGCCATTCATGCCCTAATCAGAATAGTGAAAGTTGCAATACGTGTCCAGTTTTAAACCCTCAATTTGATGGAGTGTAATCTAATCAAATAACAGAGATATGTTGGTATTTATAAATTACACGTTTAATGGAGAAAAAGCCAGAATATGTTATGATATATCTGGATACTCTATTGCTGAGGCAAAAGTATTGCTTCCTGACTGGCTTAAATCTGATAACATTGTTTATGACACATATCAGATAGATGAGATATTACAACCGCTTCAGGTTGATTATAATGAAGTTTAACAACTAACACAGATATGAAAACAGCAGAAGAAATACTTGAAAGGCATTGTGGTAAAATAAATGTGCCATTTGATAAATATGCTTGTGAATATCATGTAGCAATTATAGATGCTATGCAAGAGTTCGCCGCCCAGAGTTCAGCTACCGACAAGGCTATCATTGAGAAGATGGAAATGTTGATAGTATGTTACAAAAATGTTGCTCATGGACATTTGGCATACAATTCAGATATAAAAAGGATTGAAGCCGAACTCCAGGCTTTGAAGGATAAGTAAATAGATAAAATATAAAAATATGGACTCAGCAGAAGAAATATTAGACGAAGAAATTAGATTTAAATTAGCTTTAAATCCAGTAGAAAAAAACTACATACTTAATAGTATGCTAAAATTTGGTAAACAAATTATAGAAAATATTAATACAATAACAAACATTGAAGATTTATTAAAAATTAAAAAAAATTAACTTATGGAAAATGTGTTATTTTTTCACGGTACAACTGTTGATAATCAACGGTTTACTATTGCAGGACTTTATTCTACAGAGAAAAGAATCCTAAGAAAATCAAAGAATTTTCTTAAACTTAGTATTGCATTATGCAGTCCTAAAGATACTTTTGCAAAAAAAGTTGGTAGAGCAAAAGCAGAAGGTAGGTTATATTCAAATAAAATTACAGGAAAAACTGTAATACCAGTATCAACTACTGATCTTGGAGTTAAAACTTTTATAGATTGTGTAAAACAATTTACATTAGTTGACAGTACTTCTTTAAAAATAGGATTTAATATACCTACTTATAAAACGATATAATTATGCCACAAAATGAAACACCTTTAATCGGACTGTTTGGTTGGAAAACTGGAGATAATAGTTTTGGGTCTAGTATTGCCTATATGGAATATTTAGGAGGATTTGGCAATGTTAGAATAATATCACCAGAAGAACCTGTGGACGAAAGAATTGATTTAATAGTTGTCCCAGGTGGTGCAGATGTTGATCCTGGAAGATATAATGCTATTCCTCATTTTTACACATCAAAACCTGATCCAATAAAAGAATATATGGATACTCAGATATTACCTGAGTATATTGCATTAGGCATCAGCGTACTAGGAATTTGTCGTGGTTGTCAAAGTCTTGCTGTTTTATATGGAGCAAAATTAATTCAGCATATGTTTCATGAAACTAATGATAAAACCAGATTTGATACAGTACATGATATAGAATTAGTTCCTTCGACTTTTAAAACTGAATATGAAAGAGCTAATGGTAAAGGAAGAATTAAAGTTAATTCTATGCACCATCAATGTGTATCAACATATAATTTTCCTGATCATACATTAGAAATACTGGGAGTTTATTCTGGTAAAAAGAATCCAAATATTGAAGTATTCAGACATCGAAGATTGCCTATATATGGGTTACAATACCATCCAGAAGAGCTTCATAATGATCCATTAGGAGATTATATTATCTTAGAATTACTTCAAAGGTCTAAGAATAATGAAGTTGAACAATTTATTCAAGTAGAAATTAAAGAAAATTAGAATAATGAATAAAGTATTTGTTTATGGCTCATTATTAAGTGGATTAGGAAATCATGGTTTATTAGTTGAAAGTACAAAGCTTGGGGAAACAAAAAGCCCCAAGCTTTTTTCTATGGTAGACTTAGGTTGGTTTCCTGGTGTTATCTTAAATAATGATAATCCTATTGAAATAAAAGGAGAAGTGTATGAAGTAGATGAGAATACCTTAAAACGATTAGATCGCTTAGAAGGATTTGTAGCTACTAACCCTAAATTCGGTATGTATGATAGATTAGAAATCGATACTGAATTTGGCAAGGCTTATATATATGTATATAATAATATACATAAAAATTCCAGAAATTTTGTTGAATCTGGAGATTGGAAAACTTATTTTAAAACAAAACTACCTAATAGATGAAAAGATTTGCTAGAGTTCGTACTGCTAATTTTACTGCAAAACCATTAAGAAAATCAATATTAACTGATTTTAAAGCAATTGTAAGATTAGGATCTTTGACTAAAACTGAAAAAATTTTTGGTAGAATCCCAGGTATTATTGAAATTAATACAATAGATGCTATCCAAAATAGTAGATCAAAACTTCGTATGAAGGAGTGTTTTAAACAATTAAAAGTTCCACAGGCAGAATGGTGTATAGATATTGATATCCCAACTATAAAAAAAACTGGTTTTCAAACTGTATCTGATATTACTGGTATAGAAGGAATGGATTTTCCAATCGTAATTAAAAGAATATTTGGATTTCAGGGAAGAGGAATGGAATTGATTAATAATCAAGAAGAATTAAAAGCCTGGATAACTAAACATCGCCATTTTGAAGGTAATTTTGATGGTTGGTACTTTGAAAAGTTCTATAATTATGCCAGAGAATATAGATTACATGTAGCTAAAGATATAGGAGTATTTTTATCGTGGCGTAAACTTAGGACTAAAGATGCTAAAGAAAGATGGTTTTTTAATTCTATTAATTCCAATTGGGTAGGAGAAGATCATAAACTATTTGATCGTCCAAGATGTTGGAAAGAGATGGAAAAAGCAGCCTGTAATTGTGTTAATTCTACTGGTTTAGATATTGGTGCAGTAGATATCAGAGTACAATCTAATACGCAAAGAGATCCAAAATTTATAGTATGCGAAATAAACAGTGCCCCAGCATTAGGAGATTTAGGCATTATCAAATATAAAGAAGTTATAACAAAATTAATAAATAATAAAGGGTATGCATAAACTTGTATATGATCCATTAGACTGTACATATCAAAGATATAAAAGTACAATATATTTAGATTATATAAAAACTAAAGAAACTTCTTTAAAAAAAGGTACTAGATATACTTATGATAGTATATCCTGTACCAGAGAAGTTAGAAATA